GGAAGGCGCATCAACTTCTTTTTGAATCATATCAACTTGGGCTGAAGCGTCACTTTCTAAATTGACTTCAACAAATTTTTTACCATTTAAAGGATGGTAATGTAAAAACTGCTGAAGAACCGGATTATTTTTCGGCACACTTAACATGCCATTATCAAATATAATAGGTTCTAAAATTACTTGTCCTTTTTGTTCATCCTCAAAAGGTGACTGAGCATTTCTTGCATAACGTAATGCTCTGTTATACCCTTTTTCTTCATCAAAATATAATAGGGGAGTACTTTTACTGTTTCTTGAGGGGATTATACAGGATAAAGGAGTCCTGTTTCCTGTGAGTTTATAAACTCTATTTTTACTTTCTAATTTCATTTTAATTTAATTTAATTCTTAAAAAAAGCAAAGTGTGTCTTTGAAGACACACTAAGCTTTATATTAAATATTAGTCTTCAAACAATACAAAATTGTTCGCTCCTAAAACACATACACATCTTTCTGATAAGTAGTGTACTTCCATTGCATCCAAAGATGTAGTAGCAGCACCACCTGCAGAACCTGTAATCCACGTTTTATATTTTCTATCTTCAGTTTCTGAAGCTCTATATCTAACGTGTAAGAATGGTCTTTTAGCGTTTTTACCTAAAATTTGGTCATAAACACTTGTAGAACCTGCAGGGACTAAGAGTCCATTGATTTGACCTGAACCTGCACCTGTTGGGTTATCCCCACGCATTGTTGGGTCGTTCAAGTATTTCCAATCACTCTTATAAAAATCATATCCTCTGCGGAACCCTGTAAAACCTAAGTTTAAAGCCATTTCAACATCATTGTCAAATAAACCAAATGATGCTCCTTGACTTGTAACTCCGGCTACTGCAGGGTCATTAAGTCCATTCAATCCTGCTAAGAAATCATCAATAGCAAACCCAAATTGTCTGTCAAGGAAAATAACATTTTCTTCGATTGCACCTTGAGAGTCTAATCTACCAATAATTGTATCAAAATCAGCTAATGTTTCAGGCACTCCACCTGTCCATAGGTTACCTCTGTTTTGAACAGTATAAAATATACCTTCAGAACCTTTGTTACCAAATGTTGGGTTAAGACCTGCTCCTGCTCCTTCGTTAGAAGCACCTGAACCTGCTTCAGCCGGTACTGCTTCTACCATTGCAGTTTCTAAATAGTCATCGAATCTTAGCCTTGTTTCATGCTCAGATTTCATATACCATAAATAACCTGTTGCACCATTCTCTGATGTAACTTCTATCCAACCGATTTGAGCCATATCAGAACCTGATACTTGGTATTTATCTTTAATGATTATCGGTGAATTCTCAAAGATATAGTCATCTGATTCTAATGAACCTTCCATTCCTATTGTTCCTTTTTTGAATTCTGAACCATAAATAAATACAGTATAAGGACCTGCTGCTGCTAAACCTGCTGCTTCATAGAATGCTACAGTAAATTGTTTATTAGCTAAATCTACATCAGTTACAACACCTTTGTTTTCACCACCACCTGCATTATCTATAACTACAACGGTTTGTCCTTCACGGATAGCAATACCATTTGTTGCGTTATAAGGAGTACCTGCGGTTGTGTCTAATGGATTACCTGCAGCATCTAAAGGTAGTGGATTATCATCTACCTGTAATATTGCAGTTAAATCACCGGGTGCAGCACCTGCACCTTGTAAAGACACATTTGTGTACTTAATGTGTAACCTACCTTGTTCAGCCCATTTAATAAGGTCAGAGTTAGAAGGCATTTCTGCTCCTACTAATCTTAAAAATGCGCTGATAGTTCTATTACCATATCTTTCAAATTCTTTTTCATATGTATCAGGAAGATACTGATTCAAGAAATCAAAGTTGGTAATATAGTTTGTACTTAACGGCACTTGTTGTGCCGATGGAACCAAGTCGAAACCGGCTCCTGTAAACGTTCCTGCCATTTTCTTTAATTTTTAAATTATTACTTTTTTTTACTTTTAATTCTTAAACCTCTGCTACTCGGGGTAGATAGAGATTTTATTTGCATTCCCCCTTTTATTGTTCCGACTTCAGGTGCTTGACGAGTACTCATACTAACATTTTTTATTTTCTTCGTTACATCTTCTGTCGCGTCTGATTTACCTTGTTCATAGAAAAAGGTAGCAAACTTTTCAGGGTTCATTGCAATTGCTAACGCTCTGTGGTATCCAACGGCATCTTTAAGTAAACCTGATTCACTATCCATAAATTGCTTTATAAAAGATGTTGAATCAGATTGAATTTCTTTTAATTTGCTGCCTTCACCGGGAGTATAAGTAAAATTAGTATCTCCAATTTTGAAATCAAAACCTTTGAAATCTGTGAATACTTCGTTGGTTTTATCTACAAACCACGCTCTTTTTCTTTTTAATTCCTGTTCATTGCTTTTAGCATTGGCTACAAAGTCTTTATAACCATCAAATTCTTTTTGCTCTTCTGCACTTAATTGTCCTGTTGACTCAACCGGCTCTTTGTACATTTCTTTTTGAGTTTCAAAGAATTTTTTAGCTTTGACTATAGCTTTTTTCTTTGCCAACTTTTTTTTCTTTATATCTGATTGCTCGTCAATCTCTTCATCATAAATGTATTCATCCATAAGAACTTCTACATCTTCTGAATCTAAAGCATCGCCTGACGCAAGTAAATATTCAGATAAAAGTTGGTCTTCATCCATAGAAGAAAAATCTCGGTTTAGTTTTACGTAATCTTCGATTCCTCTTCCGGTTTTCTTTTTATATTCAAAATATCCTTTAACATCTTCAGGCAACTCTTCATTATCATTTTTTTGGTCAAACAGTTGCTCTACAGATGTAAATTCTTTTTTATATCTGTCTTTAATATATGAAAGAACATCTTCCTCTTTTAACTCAGAGGAGGGAGTTGATTCTTTTGGTGCTTGGTCTTCCGACTGTACACTTTCTTGCTGCGGTGTGGTGGTGGAACTCTCATTGCTTGTTTCCACTCCTGCCACGTTAGCTGCCTCATTTTTAGATTCGGCATCCTTTAATAATTTTTCTTCAATTTCAGCTACAGATTTATTTGTAGAAGAAATTTCTTTTACTTTTATTTCCATTAGATTAGATTTTTTACAAAGTTAATAAATAAATTGTTTCATTTTATTCAGTTATCTTGGAGAGAATTCAGCCAAGTCAAACCCGTCTAAACTATCCTCGTTAGATTCGAATATCTGAGGTGGTAAGTTATTTTTTCTTTGATTGATTAGTTTTGATTGTTGTGTGTTTTGTTGCGATATACGTTTTGCTTTTGCATCTTCTCTTTGTGTTTCTCTTTGTTGTAATGCATTTTCTGACATATCTCTTAGTTGTTGATTGTAGTTAAATTCTTCAGCCATCAATTGAGATTTTAATTTAGCTTCATTGTTCATTTTTTCAATTTCAAAAGCTATCTCTGCTTGTTTGAGTTTTATTTTCCCTTCAGTTTCTGCATTTGTTTTAGATAATGCTAACCTTGCTGCAATCTCTTGACTTTGAAGGTTTTGTCGTGCAACCAACGCTTGTTTTTGAAGATTTTGTTGATTAGTTTGTTCTTGTTTTGCCTTACGTTTTACTTTTAACAATTGATTAGCCATTTTGATATTTTTGATTTCTCGTATATCAATAGCGTCTTCTAAGTTTATATCGTTCTTTGATAAAGCCATTTGAATGTTAGCTTCAAGTTTTGCTTTTTCTTCTTCGTCAGGCGCGACTTCAATAAACACACCAAAGTCATAAATATATAAATCAGAAATATCGTTTAATATCCCCACATTATATTTACCTATTTTATTTGCAAAGTCATCTTTAAAATCAGCATATTCTAATATATCCGCAATTCGATAAGTAAGTGCTTCAGCTAAACTTCTAAACAAATATAAACTGCCTTGTAATATGTGTCGCGTGGCAGTATTTGAATTCAAAGCAGCAAGTTTTTGCAAACCTACTAATGAGTTGGGGTCAGGTGTGCTTCCATCTCTTGCTTCATTTAATCCTGTTACAGTTCTAATCATATTAAGATAATGATTATAATTAGCTATAAGCATTTGAGTTTTACCCATTCCTGAATTTGAATTTAACTGTTGAATTGGAACTTTACCTTGATTAAAGTCTCCATCTTGTGTATAGCTTCTACCAATAACAGAACCTGTTTGAAAATATAATCTTAATGCATCTTCAGGATTATATGCATTACCTGTTCCTAAATCAACTTCATTTAATCCATCAGCATCTATATAAACACCATCAGGAACAGTACGAGCAATTACTTGTTGTAGTTTTAAATGTGTTAGTTGTATCAAGTCTGCGAAAGGTATCATTCTTCTTACCAAAGACTCTACAACTCCTTTATACATACGAGGTGCAACTGCGACATAATTAGGTAATGCATGTTGGTTAGCTGATTTTGGTCTTACCATATTTTTAGCTAATTCCCACTTAAGAATTATATTAGTACCCATAACCATAATTCCTTCATACCAAACATCTATGGTTTTTTCAAACTTTTCAAACCTTCCTTCCTCCATCATTTCTACAGGTGGATTGAATTGGTCATCTTTTTCAATAACTTTACTTCCACCGGTTTCTAATATTTTTTTCTTGTAGACCATTTTTTTTGTTGTTTTATAATTAAAATACAACAACGTAGTGGTGTCTCTGTAAAAAATATCATTTTGATAAAACTGATTTACATTATAATAATCATACCACGTTTGACTATATTTAGATATTTCTTCTAAATCTTCTTTTGTTAAGGAAGGATTAATTTTTAACAATTCAGTTATGGGTAAAGTTTTAACTTCTCCCCAATAAAAGCAATCTTTAAAATGCGGGTCTTCAGTATAGCTATATACAACATTTACAGGGTCTACATATTTAACTTCGACTCCTGCACCCGGTAAGAATTCATGTTTTGCAATTGAAATACCTAAAACAGTTAAATCATAATCTAATCTTTTTCTGATGTCTTGATAATGGTTTTCTTCGAATATTGTGTTAATAGCTTCTTCTTCTGCTATTTCTATTGCAGGTTTGTAATTAAGATTCATATATAGAGTCAGTTCTTCATCATCTTGAGGTAAATCATCAGGGTCCATTACAAAAGTATCAACTCCACCTTTTTGTTTGATTACCTCTAAAATTTCTTTGGCAGCCATTTGTCCTTCTATCATGTCTTGATATTGAGAACGTTTGGCTTGAGACATAGCGTCTTGCGCGTATGCTTTTACTTTGAATAATCTATCTGACATACCGTTGACTACAATGTCAACAAACTTAGGAATAACAGGAACAGGAGTCCAATCTAAATTAAGATAGGATAAATCACCATCAATTGCTAATTCATTCTTATATTTATGGATGGATTGTTCTCCTCTTGCGTATAATCTTAATCTATGAAACTCTCTCCATTGACTATAAAACCTACAACCGTTTCCGTCTTTTCTAAACCATTCATATTGAATAGCTTGTCCAATCATTAATCCGTATTCATCTGTTGCTTTTTCGGCATCAGACGCAAATTGATTAGGGAAACCTGCAGATGAAATATTTATTTTTATGTCTTTCATCTAATTAACTGACTTAATTTGCCATCATTACTATACCTTGCAAAGTTAATCATAATTCTTGACTCTTTTTTTTCAGGCTGATAAAGGTGTTTTTGACATGCCATAATGGCAAGACCTGAACTGATAGACGCATCATAATTAGTTCTGTTGCTAATATCAAATTTTGCCCAATCCTCTAAAGTTCTATTAAAAGGCATATTTCCTATTTCATCCAAGTCATTATTATTAAAACCTACATGAGCAGCAATATAAGATTCTATGGCGGCTGCATGTGCTTGTTTTACATCCTCACTTGAATTAGGTATACCTCCTAACTCTTTTTCTGTTTTTGATAACTTAGTAAAAATTTTATCAGGTCTATTCATACAAAAACCTCTATATCCTCTGTTTTTAAAATGGTATAATAATCTTGGTTTATTGTTTTCTATTAATATAGGCATACCGTAAAAAACACAAGCTTTTAAAACATCTTCAAAAAATATTTCAGCAGTTTGTGGTCTTGCTATATATTCTAAAAAAAATTCATTACTTGGTGCTTCTTCCATGTTAAATTTAGTTAATCCATGCAACGCACCATTGGAACCCTTACCTCCAACTGTTCCACTTATATCATAAGAGTCGCAGCCGAAAGCACCAATATGTTCATTGCCCGGATAATATATTCCATGTTTTTTTACTTTGTTGTTTTGTAAAGCTAAATTAGGAACCCAAGTTATTATGAACCTTCCTCTCGAATCAGGATTAAAAACTACTTGTGTATCTTTAATTCCATTTTTCCATTCAAAACTCCCTTTTGAAACATATTGTTCTGAAATAAAAGAATCGTTGTAATCTATTTGTTGATATATCTTAGTAAGGTTAAATAACGACTGTTTGCTTTCATCTCTAAAAGCGTGTGATTCAGTTCTTGGAAATTGTCTGTAATATTCATTTAATGCGTCAGGGTCATTTTTTAAGGAATCTACCTCGTTTTGCCAATAATTTATAGCGTCTTGATAAATGTAACTACCGTCTATACCTACTATTTCTTCTTGGTACATTTTTAAAACAGGCATTCCATATCTATCTATAAAACCTTCCATATTCCATTCCATAGGAATAAATAAAGAATACAAACCGCTCCTTGTTTGCCCGTTGGCATTCCTTTCTAAAACATTAGAATTGTAAAATAATTTTTTAAAATTTTCTCCACCTTTACCCAAAGCATTAGATGTAGACCCCATCATACACTTACCAATTATTCTACTTCCTAAACGTAAACAAGTTTTAGTTACTCTCCAATTGTTTAGAATATTATTTGGTTTAATCCACTTACCGCTTTCATCGTGAACTAATAGTAAAAGTTTTTCACCATCGTATGAGTTATCATCTGTGTTCTTCCAATCAATAGTTGTATCTAATCCTTCTATCAAATCTTCTTCTACATCATACATATTCTTTTTTGTAATCTTAGAGGCAGGGACTCGATAAGCTAACTCAGTCTTAGGTTTATCCATCCCATCCATGATTGGTTTGAAAAAAAAGGGTAGACGATTATTTATAGGAACGACTTTATCAGTAAACATTTTTTTTGCATCTGAACCCGTTTTAGATAATATACCAACGCGAGAATCTTTTGCTAAAGTTGCAGTATTGACACACTCAGATGAAGACATAAAAGAAAACCCTGAACGTCTAATTTTTAAATAAATCATTCCAAAACTTCTTGCATCAGCTTTACATGCTTCCCAAAAAATAAACAATATTCTATTAGCTTCGCGAAAATCAGGATAACCTACATCAATGTTAGTCCATTGTAAATACATGTAGTGACCTCCTGTGATATAAGTAGGATTGCCATTATTATAAAACCATACTCCATACTCCCTTCTATCAAACTCTTCTTCAATATAATCTATCCAACGATTTTTAAAATCTTTTGGCATTTCATTCCACTGAAAAATAGACTGTATTCGCTTTAGAGGTTTTGGTAATTCACTTCTTTCCCAATATTGATTTTCCTTTGTAGAGTGTCTTTGAAGACACTCTTTAGGTTTTTTAGGTAATGCTATTTTTAGACCACTGATTTCTATTACTTTTTCTATCTGCCCTGTTTTAGAAATAATAATAACATCATATTTTTTATTATATCCATACACCCAAGAGCGATGTTTGTTTTTATTAGTAACAACTCCTTTGGGAATATAGTTTTCTAACTCTCTATATAAACTTTTATTTTGACCTTCTTTCTGCAAACCCCTGTTTTGAATCTATTTTAACATTAACTTCTCCACTATCAAGTGCTTCTTTTTCCTCTTCAATTCGTTTTAGTATTTCAAATGCATCAAAGATACAAAGCTTCTTTGTAGCTGCAGCATTTTTTAATCTATCTGCAGCAAGGTCGTCATCAGGGTCCGGTTTGATTATTTTTTCTTTTGCAACTTTTATAAGTTGTTCAACTGCTTGATGTCCTGCATCAATAATTTTTAATTTAATTTCTTTATTGTTTTTTATCATAAATGTAGAGTTATCGAGTGGTCAAACACTCGGTAAATAGTTTCATTGTCTAAATAAAATTTATATTCTTGAAAAGGTTTATAAGAAACTGTATCTCCTTTTTTTATTCCATATGATTTTATTTTATCATTTAAAATAACTATCTCTCCCATCAAAGGTTCTTTAGTCAAGGGTTTATATATATAGCTTTCAGTTGGCGGTATCCCTTTTATAAAACAATATCTGTCATATCCATGCCACTCTTCATTTTGCTTGTAAGCAAAGAACTGTTCCGGGTCTAATAGAAATATATTGTCTTTTAAAAAACTTTTGCCGCTTTTTCTTCTTCCCTTCATATCGTTATAAAACTTAAATACGTTGTGGTGAACCAATAGAGTGTCTCCTTTTTTTATAGGACCACAATAATTTAAAGGCGTTTCTAATACTGTTGCCTGTCTATTTGAAAACTCTGCATTTTCCTCAGATGTGTTTAAAATTATTTCAGTACCTGCGATTTCTTTTGTATTGTCATATCGCCTGTTTTTGACAGGGGTAACAATAAATTGATTTAAAGATTTCATTAAAATTCTATGTTATATTCTACTGAAATAGGGACAGTTGAAGTAAACTCTTTCCAACATAAAACCTCTTGAGTTTTAGGGTTTTCTATCCAAATTTTATGAGATGAAGTTTCAGATTCATACTGAATTAGATGTATGGTATATCTTCCACCTAATACGTGTTGACCAACAAGATAATGCATTGCTCCTGATTTATAATCGGGACCAATAGATATTTTTCTAATATCCATTTAATTAAATTTATTTATCCGCTTTACAAGCGTCAAGTTCTGCCTTCAGTTCTTGAATAGCTTTTACTAACACAGGTATTAATGCTGCATTACCTACTTCCCAAGCATCAGGGTTATTTTTATTTAATAAAGATGGTAAAATTTCTTTAGCTTCAAAATCTTCAATAGTTTCATCAATATCTTGTGCAACGAAACCTGAATCTTTTTTTCCTTCTAAACTGCCATCACGTCTATCCCAATCCCAAGTTACAGGGTCTAAACTTAAAATAAAATCTAAACCTATAGGCAACTCTTGAATATTGTTTTTGTCTCTTAAATCTGAAAGAGCCGAAATAACCTGTGTGTTACATCTTAGGGTAGTTACATTGTTGTCTCCTAAAACAACTTCGTTGTCTGCTTGTGCTTGAGAGTTGTGACCTAAGTTTGTAGTGTTTGTAAACCCTACCACTGTTGAACCTGCAGCTTTACCCACCGCAGTATTAGTAGTACCTGTTGATAGTTGTTGTAATGCATCAACTCCTAAAGCTACATTAAAATCACCACCCACTTGATTTTGTAAAGTATTTGCTCCTAATGCAACATTAAAGAAACCGAGATTTGCAGCTTGTGAAGTATTAGTTCCAATTCCAATATTGTTTTGTCCACTTGAATTTGTACCTGCTGAGTTTCCAATAAAGATATTATTTGCTAACTCGCTGCCTCCTGCTGAACCGGCATTACTCGCAGCATCATATCCTATCACTACGTTGTTTTGTATTATCTGTCCATTGCCTCCTGCAAGTCTTGCTGCACTAAAGCCAATTAAAACATTTCCTACTGAAGTTACATCAAAATTATTTGCTACGTTATAACCTATAGCAACTGTTTCAATTACATCTTCAGTAATACTTTGAAACACTCCACTTCCTAAAGTAACAGAATATTGTATGGATTGAGCAGAATTTAATTGAGTTGAACCAACTAATACAGAATCGTCTGCTATAGGTATAGTTGATGCTAAATCAATGCCCACTGCAACTGTATCAGTAGGTGATACTACTGACTGTAATGCTCCTTTTCCTAAATTAAATGAAGTATCATTATTTATATGAGTTGCCTCACACGCTAATGTCCCGACAATTTTAGTTGTATCTTGAGCAACACTTCCTGAACCTCCTACAATATACGTAAGAGTATCGGTTTCAACAGGTAAATTAGCTGCTGAACCATAAAACATTTTAGTGGCAGTCAATGTATCAGTAGCAGGTGTTGGTACTAATCCTATAATATCCCCAAGTTTATAGTTTTTAGTTATATTACTATCTCCTACATCAGTACCAATAACTTTATCGTTAATAGTAGGTGTAGCATCTATTGTATAGGTGGATATTTTAGCCATTTGTTATTTTTTATTTTTAGTGACTTCTCCTGTTTTTAAATTTATCACAGAATC